TTATAGAATTAACACGTGTCATCCACTCTTTCGTATAAAGAGCGGCTTCATCTCTGATTTGCTGTTCAGTCATGTTGACAAAAGGACCTGAATTGACCATTGCTAATATGTCAGGTCTTAAATCATCTCCCAATCTTGCATATTCATTAATGCGAGATTCTAAATTAGGAGTAACTTCAATATCTTTATATTTCCGTTTAGTTACAGGATCAACAGTTTCTAAAGCCGCATTAGCCGCCTCAAAAGCAAGTTCACCTTGAGTAGGAGGAGGGGTTATTCCTAATTCAAGCATCTCTGATTCTGAATAGTTATCCAAACCTTTATTATATGTAGGACTTGTGGTGTTCACAGGAGTAGAAGAATCTACTGGTATTTGTCCTCCCGTTAATTCAATTTGATCTATACCCATACCTATTGAAGTCGTAGGGTCCATGTCCAACAACATGTCCAAAAGACTGCCATAACCTTCTTCAATTAAAGCAAACGCCACATTCTCATTCGTGTATTTAGTAGCCCCTAAAACACCAAGTCTTTGGCGTACATCTTTAATGATGTCATCCATAGATTTGCCAGAAACTGCTTCAAACTCTGCTTCTATAGTTGGGTCACTAGCAACGCTCATCAAATTAGCCATAATGTTATCCGCCGGATTACCAGCCGAATCACCTAAAGCCTTCAACAAATCAGCCTGTTCATCGACTTCCATCTGTTTTATAGCCAAATCTAAAGTACCTTGAGCGATCTTTTCATCAAACGATAAACCTGTTTCAGTATCGAAACTGTAAGGCAAACCAAAGTTAGGATTATTCATGGGATAACCTGTTACAGGATCAATAACCGTTTCTCTCATGTCAATACCGTCAGCAGTGAGACCAGTTAAGAAATTCTCCTGTGCTAATTGTTCAGCAGCCGTCAAACCAGTTTCCTCATCAAAACCGATAAGTCTGCCTGTACCACCAACATCAACACCTTGAGCCATAAGACTAGCGATAACATTTTGTTGTGCTAATTCTTGAGCCGCTGTTAAACCAGTTCCCGTGTCAAACCCATACTGAAGACCCGTCTCAGGGTCAATAAGATTAGCAGCATTAAATTGTTGCTGTTGCAACTGTTGAGCGGCAGTTAAACCAGTCCTAACATCAAAACCGTACTCTCTGCCAGTAAGAGGATTAATCCCTTGTGCTTGCAACTGAGCAGCGAACTTGTCTTGAACTTGACCCGTAAACGGATTAACAAACGTGCGATCTAAAGCCGCTTGCCCACTAGCAAATTCTTCAGAACCTAAACGTTCACCTGTTCTAAACGCCTGATCAAATTCACGTTCTTCTCTGCTGAAATCTTGAGCCGCTTCACGTTCACTCGTACCATAACGCATACCGGCAATATCAATACCAGAAGCCAAACCAGCAGCCAACATCTCAGGAGTAGTACCAAAGAAAGGAGCCAACTGATCACTATACAAAGCCTGTTCACCAATCTCTTGCAACTCATCAACAGAACCCAACTCTGCCGCTAAACGCATATCTCTGCCTTGGCTACGCAAATCTTGCTCATAGCCACCAAAAATACCCAGACCCATCTGATTTAAAATCTGATCATCCATCAAACCAATGTTTGCTAAATCCTGCAAATACGCTGCACGTTCCTGATTACCGCCAGAATAAATAGCGTTAGCGATATCAAACTCGTCCGCAACTAAACTCTGATCAATGTCACCGTACAAGCCTTCACGGAAATCTGCTAACTCTAAATTTCTTTGAGTCTGATCAGCGAGATAACGATTCAATGTTTCTTGTTGCCTGTTTTTGAAATCTAACATGATGTCAAAACGGCTTTCATCCCAAAGTTTTTTAGCAGCAGCAATATCTATCAACCCTGCATCTACCGCCGCTTGAATATAACCAAGCCTGTCTGTCAACGCATTATTAACAAGATCTTCTTGTCGGGTTTGGAAAGTATCAACAGAATCATCGGGACCCGAACCGGGAGGAGGAGGAGGTGGAGGTGGAGGTGGAGGTGGGGGTGGAGGTGGAGGATCACCTAAACCATCATCTACCATTGCTGCTATTTCATCTTGAGTCATAATAAGAGGATTAGCCGGTGTGGAATCAGGACTCCAACCGAAAGTAGCCGCATCATTAATGTTCATACGCCCGTCACCAACATCCTGTTGGGCTACCAAAGCAGTATAAGCAGCCGGACTAAGCAAACCTAAATCTTTTGAAGCGTCAGCAATAGCCAATTCTTTAGCCATGCGACCTTCAGGAGTTGTTAAATCTAAACCTGCGCTATAAGTGTCATGCAAATTAGTTAAAAAATCTACAGCATTAGGATCAAATACAGGTAATTCAGTACCCCATTCATCATAAAACTTTTCAGGCACCGCAGGTGCAGGTGCAGGTGCAGGTGCAGGCGCAGCAGGAGCAGGAGCAGGAGCAGGAGCAGGCATACCCCCTATGAAAGCATCAAAAGCATTTTGTTCTTCAGGAGATAAACCATAATATGTTTGTTGTTGAGCAGCAGTCATATTAGGATCAGGTAACGGTCTGACAACAGGTTTAGCCGGAGGAGTATTTACGGTCATTGGTCTATTCATTGCAGTGTTACCGGCTTGCGCTTTAGCAATAGCAGCCTGAGCCTGCGCTACAGCATTTTGAGCAGCAGCACTTGTTGCAGCCGATTTGTTTTTCAACGCTTGAGCATTGTTAGTCATCGCCGCCACTTGATTAAACCCCGGACTAGGTTGACCAAACCCCGCTTTTGCAGCCGCTATAGCAGCCTGTGCATCAGCAAGAGCCTGCTGAGTTTTAATCCGTTGCCTTTTCTGTCTTCCTATAGGGCTACTAGGCGTAAAAGGCGCATCCCAACTAGGGTCCGCTCCATAATCTGCAAATGTCATTTAATTCAAAGCCTCCCGAATCATCGCAGCAGTCTCAGCCCTCGCAGTAGAAGCAGCCAAAGCATCATCAAAACGAGAACCAGTAAACTCCCCATAAGCACCCATACGCTCCAAAGCAATATTCATCAAAGCCTCATCCATAGCAGCAGAACGCTCCGCCATCTGACGGTTGTACGCAGCAGCAGCCTCAGCCATACCAAGATTCTTAACACCAGAAGTTTCCATACCACGCTGCGCGTAATTAGTTAAAAGTTTAGGAACCTGCTTTTTGTAAGCCTTCCCCATGTCAAACTTGTCAACATTATAATCACGCTTCAACCCTTTAGTTTTATAACTTGTTCCAGCCAAATTACGCGCAAGACGTTGACTCGGAGTAATCCCATAAGGATTAGACACATCATATTTACCGAAAGGATTATAAGCCATAATTATCTACTTTGTTTAATACCCGGATATCTTCTGCGTACAGCAGCCCTCACCCTCGCTTTTTGACGAGGAGAACCATACTGAGAGACACGCGCTAAAGCATTCCTAGCGTGTGACCGATCATTAATCGGATACTTACGCTGTCTCGGCAAAGCGAAATCCCCCCGTGGAAGGTTCCTTCTCTGAGAGGCGGACAAACGAGCCATCTAGTTAAACACCTGACCCGCAATGACAAGAGTGGCAGTCTCTACAACAACATTGAGAGTAACAGCACCGCTGCTGCCACCGCCGCTCAGAGCAGTACCAGCACTCACATCCGAAATGTCGCCCGTACTGGTCTGTGTTATACGTTGGTTTATTCTCTGTACGCTCACAACAACACCTACCCAAAGTATGTAATCTGAATATCAGAATCTGATGATCCAGCCCTAATAAATTTCACATCCGTCAAATCGTCTTGGTACAAATCCATGACACTGTACGGATTTAAATAGTGACCCACAGAAGCAGTAGGAGTACCCCACCTGACTCTTATAGGTTCAGCACCGTTTGTTATCATCGCCGCAATAGCACCAGTCGGCACAGTGCAAGCAACAGCGCTATCAGACACTGTTAATGCTTGGTCACCGATAGACGACCCGTACTGTGAGGCGTTATATCTTATTCCTGACATGTTTCTCCTAACCGCCTAACGCCGTTACGCGGATTTCTAAATCATCCAATTTTTCTTGGATTTTTAACAATTCATATTCGATAGCGCGAGCGTTCTCGCCTAACATTTTTTGTGTGGGCTGGTATACGACAGTCATTACTCGGCTGCTTTTGCTGCCGCTGTAGGAGGATCATCAGGGAAAACAACTTCGGACACCTTGCTGTATTTGCTAGGTAAGTCACGTAGTTCTTGCCTGTATGCCGCCCATTCCTCAGCGGTATGCGCCCCTAATGCTGCGTCTGGTAATTGTGTCCAGTCAGATCCACCCAATTTACCGTTGCGTTCTGACCTAATAAAACCAAAATCCAGATCCGCTGCCGCTTTTCTATCTTCCAGTTCTTGTATTTCTTCTGCCGTGAGTTCGATGTACTCACCGTTCACGACCTTATATCTTGGCTCTGCCATTATGCTGCTCCGTTTATTCCATATAGTGTAAAAGTGCTGTATTGTATATAATCATGTCCACCATTTAAAGTGAAATCTATTTCAGTTATTGCGGCGGTAGATTCCCAAATCCCTGCTGTAATTTTCATTTCAGCCTGACCTGAAGTAGTTGAAACATTGGGAGCACCTGCTTTGAAAAAACAAGGTTTGAAGTTAGCAGTGTTTGAATAATGCGGTATCCAATACTCAATTACCCCGAAGGTATCTGCTAAAGAACTACCAGCAGGAATAGGAGGGTAACCTATTTGTGTTGCACCATCCTGACTGTAAGCAGAAGGAGTATTGTTTGCAGATTGCATATCTTGGAAACAATAATTGCTGCCTGTGTCATTATTAAACTGAATCATCACTCCTGAATAGTAAGCACTTTGATCTGATCTGGCGCTAATAACCCCATACAAATGATCGTATGAACCTGAGATTGAACCATGTGTCACAGTAGTCTCAGAACCACTTAATTCTTGATGTTCTATTACATTCCAAACTGCCATTATGAACTCTTTATCCCAAATAGTGTCCACTGAGCGCCCCGTGCAAAATTCTTGCTACTCCAAGGAGTGTCCACTATTGTTATCTGATTTATAGCCGCTGTGCTATCCCACACAGAATGCCCGAAACTGTTAGCCGCACGAGGTTGACTTGTACCATCCCCAGAAAAACCGCCCGCAAACCAAACGCTCTTATTTTTATTTGTGTTCAAATAATCAAGAATCAAAACTTCTGTACATCCCACATCAAACGGACCAAACTTACCACCTGGAATTGTGTAGTGTATAGCGATCTGCGCTAATGATGTTCCTGCTCCAGCCGCATTTGTTAAAGAGACTGTAGTTTCTAAGGCGTTTACAGAGTGAGCGCCCCCATAATTGTCTCCTGTGTCACCATTAAAACGTAAACCAAATTCTGATCTGTCAGCCGCAGAGTATTCTTCTGTGGCTGATCCTCTAATCATCAGATGTTCATATGTGGTAGGAATGCTAGTCCAATCAACACTCGAACTGTCTACTTCTAAATAAACGGATTTTATTGCTTCAATAATTGCCATTAGGACACCATCCTCGGTAGAACACCGAACAAGTCGAAACGTGAACCATCTTTAATATCATCGCCTCCACCAACAGTTATATCAATTTCAATTATTGGATCTTGCGAATACCAGCAACCAGCGACCAGTCCAACATAACCCCCTGAAGTTAAATCATCAGCGATGTAACCTACACCTGTTTTTGCTTTTCCAGAGTTAATATCAAACAAAGTAGTAACCCCACATGACCAAACATTCGCCGCTTGAGAAGTGGTAGCCACCCATTGAAAATCATAATAATCCTGTCCGTTTGCTGGAGCGCTTTCAGCAGCAGTAATACTTGAACCAGAAGCATACAGTTGCTGATTTCCGTAGTTCGCCGCTGTGTCATTATTGAAGTGCATCCTCATAGACGAATTAGTACCTGCGCTTCTAGCATAAGAAACTAAAACCAGATCCGAATACTGTGACCATTCATTAGCCCCAGTTGAAGTTTGAAAAGTAACCGTTGCAGTATCAGCACCCAAATCGACTGTCGATAAAGCAACCCACGCTTCACCATCAGTGAGAGTACCATCAACTATATAATCAGGTGTTGCTGTGTTATTTGTTTGTGTCATTACGCCACCGCATATCTGATTAGAACAATACCTGCACCACCGACACCACCAATAGTTGCAGTAGACGAATAAGCACCGCCACCACCACCACTGCCAGTGTTAGGGAATCCTTCATTATTAGAAGCAATCGTATTATCTTTTCTACCTGCACCACCTATTGAGGAACCACCAGTACCTTGAGTACCAGTACCAGAACCTCCACCACCACCAGCATAAGTTCGGCTTGTAGCCGTGATACCTATATAAGAAGCCCCTGCACCGCCATTACCACCATTAGTACTTGAATAATTAGAACCTGCGCCCCCTGCGCCACCACCGCCACCTGAACCATAAGTTCCAGCCGATTGGTCACCACCAGTTCCACCTGCGTTACCTGTGCCTCCTCCAGAAGCGGCACCTCCAGCGGCAGTTGTGGTCCATTCCATACCACCGCCACCACCAGAACCACCAGCGCCACCGGGATCAGATCGACCACCAGAACCGCCACCATCAGCAGTTACACCTAAAGCAACACTGTCACCCCCTGCAGTACCCTGAGCATTAGAGCCGCCTGCTCCCCCTGTTCCAACAGTAATAGTGTAAGGAGAAGAAGCAGTATCTACTGTGATGCTTCCAGAAGTGTTTTGTTGAACACCACCAGCACCACCGCCACCGCCTGACGCATTAGAATTAGCCTGTCCACCGCCTCCTCCACCGCCGCCGATTATTAGATAATCAACGTCAGCGGAACCAGCCACAACGGTAAACTTGCCGTCAGCCCTGAAAGCATGAACACGATACGTCGTACCAGAATCCTCATACTGTGTGATAATCCCACCAAAAGCAGTCAAAGGAGTAGCAGCACCACCCAAACCGCCGTTCAACCAATTAGAAACAGCCGTAGACGGATTAGCCTTCGGCAAATCCTTCCGAGCCTTCCACGTAGAAACCGCAGTGCTAGGGTTAGTCCTATCTTGTCGAAACACTATAAGACCTCTACTTGTCTATTCTATTAACAAACCCGTTGATGTTGATAACATCTCCCGCTGCCGCAAAAGCCTTAACGATAAGACCATTTTGTAAAAGCAGTCCGGGGCATATCAGCACCCAACCTGAGTCAGCAGCAATTTCAAGTTCCACTAGATCATCCTGATCTGTGGTTCCACCGTATTCGATGGTAAGAACACGGGCTGTTGCTGATGTGTTGCAAGCGTACAACCATATCTCGTCGAGATCAGTTGTGCCTGACACAGCAGTGTGAACTGTAACAGAAGCGCCTGTTGTGGTGCCTGTTACGGAAATGTTCTTTCCTTGTGTGCTGCCTGACAGCAGTTCTTTTGAATATGTTGCCATATTACCTTTCCTTTAATTGAAAACCGAGTTAGTAAGAATGTTATTAGCGTCATTCCACGTAGGATCTGTGATATCCGACGTGAGGGCTACAGTTCCTGTGGCATCAGGGAACGTGATAACACGATCCGCAGTAGCATTAGTAGCCACTAAGAAAGTTTCATAATCATTAGCACTTGAACCTTCGTAACAAATCTGTTGTGTGGCACCATTCAAATAAACCTGATTAGAAAAAGTAGCCAATTCTGTTACGGTCAATCTACCGTTAATAGTAGTAGTAGACCCTGAAGTAGACAGATTAGGTGAACCTGTAGCCCAAGTCACAACATCAGTGAAATTGGTGTTCATTTGTGCTGCAACGATGGCTGTTCCTGCTGTGAATGAATTTGTGACTGCTAATGCTGCCATTAACGCAATCTCCTTGTTCTGTACATCCCTATCATGGAAGTAATACCCCATTTGCCCCTGTAGGACACTGTTGGAGTAACACTAAACCTCAAACTAATAGCCACCGCTGTCCCAATCGTCGCCCATTTAACCAGCAAATAACGATCAGAAGTGCCTTCAGGCTGCCATTCAGAAGTATCCCACACGCCAGTACCGGAACCTGAAGGGTCAGAATCCCAAGTCGCAGGCGAACCTAAACCAGTAGTGGTACCCGTGTTAGAAAAAGACCATTGACTCAAATCGTAATCTTTGTACACATACATTGTCATTTGGATATCAGCATCTGCTAACAAAACAGTACGTGTTTTACCCCATCTTTTAAGAA